TCCGCCCAGATATAACCAATTTCGTCGCCCGGCAACCCATACTCAACAAAGCGGTTAGCTGTTTGAGTAATGAGGATCTGGTATGGAGCGCAAAACATTACACGCATGCCACGGCTGACGAACCCGGCAACGATGAAGGCGGCCAGACCTGTTTTACCGCTGCCAGTCGGAGCGTACACCATGAAGCTGTCGTGTGCCTTCCAGTTACGGCGCAACATGTTAAGCGCGCGCTCCTGTGCAAAATTCGGTGTGATCGTCAGCTGCATTGTGCAGACCCCGTAGTAATGAGATAATAATTTTGTGATGTGGTTTTCACGAATCCCCCTCACATGGCTGGTGGCCTCCCCAAAGGTTGCCAGCCTCCCTTCTGATTCAGCTCCCCTGAAAAATCACTCTTCCAGAAAGAACCCTGTGAATATCTGACTGCTGCGTACTACTTTGCTGATACAGGCGTTTTTTATAAAACCCCTTTAAGAAAGAGATCTACTTAACCTATGGATCTCTCCTGTTGGAAAAGGACACGGTTCCTGCCCCTACACCCAATCCCCCCTAACCCCCCTTTCCCTCTCCCCCATAAAAATGTACTACCTAACTAGTACGAATGAGGTTTTGAGTCAGTTTGTTGCCTGCCTGAACAGGCACCTTTAAGCCTGTTTCTGTTCGGGTACCTTTAAACCCGAAATCGTCAGTAGCGCGGTCGCGTTCCAGCAAGGGGAGGTTCGGCGGTATACCCCTGTAAAGCCCTGCCCTGATTTCTCACAAACAAGCGAAGCCGGGTATTTGCTTCATGCCTTGCCCGGTTGTCTTTTCGGTATGAAACTGGCTCAGCATCGAAAGTTTCCTGATACACCGCCGCATAACGTTGAATTGCTTTTTGCCTTGCAGTGGGAGTCAGGCGATGTAACTGCTCCTGAATCCACTCGAAATCTGCTTGGCAAAAAGATGACGGTAATTCCAGTTGAGAAATCAAATTCAGTCCTTCAGATGATTTCAATTGGATGTGGGAAAAGCTCAGGTAAGTCTGGCCGAATTTGGTGAGCACTAATTTGACCGCCAGCCGCAGCCACAATCCTTAAAACATGCTCAGCCTTAACCCTTTTTCCATGACGCCATTTCCAAACAGTGGCCTGCGATACACCGCACAATTTTGCTAATGCGCCCTGGCTACCAGCGCAGCTAATAGCAATGTCAATCGGTTCTGAAATCATAAAACCCCCTTAGTAATAATTATCACTTTAGCGATTAAACATGGTTGTAGCAAGGTTAATAATTACTTTTTGACTTACCTATTTGTATGGGCTACATTTTTAACAACTTTTGGAGTATTCGATATGACAAACAATTCTTTCGCGGACAGATTGTCCGAAGCGATGAAAACAGCAGGGTTAACGCAGGCATCTCTTGCAGAGTCGGTGGGGATGTCACAATCAAGCATATGGAAGTTAACTTCCGGAGCAGCTTCAGGCTCAAGAAAAACAGTTGAGTTAGCCAAGGCACTTAAAGTAAGACCTGAGTGGCTGGCTTCTGGGGAACTTCCCAGAGATGATTCAACCCCGGCTACCATGGTTTCGACCACTCCTCCTCCATTACCAGGAACATTTCGCATCGATCTGCTTGACATACAGGCAAGTGCGGGGCCGGGAACATACCTTTCTTCGGAGTTCGTAGATACTATAAGAGCAATCGAGTTCACAGAAGAACATGCCAGAAGTATGTTTGGTAACCGCTCTGCCTCTGCTATCAAAGTCATAACAGTCCGCGGAGACAGCATGGAAGGAACAATTGACCCTGGAGACTTTGTTTTCGTTGATACAACAATAAATTACTTTGAGGGTGATGGTATCTATGTCTTTGTTTTCGGTAAAACTATCCATATTAAACGCTTGCAAATGCAGAAAAACTCACTAGTAGTGCTCTCTGACAACAAGCTTTATAGCTCATGGGAGATTGACGCTTCTGATGAAGATCAATTTCATGTTTTAGCGAAAGTTCTGGTTAAACAGTCGTCTGCCTTCAAAAGATTTGGATAAGATGAAGATCACATAAAAGACCGCTTAGGCGGTCTTTTTTTTGCTTAGCAAACAACAAATTAAAACCAAAGTAAAAAATAAAATCACTTTAGTGGTTGACCAAGGAATCATTTCAAGCCATGCTTATTAAAACTTAAGTAATTGAGGGCTTGAAGATGGAAGTTGCAATCACCAAAAAATTCTTTCAAATCGTAGATATTCCTGATTATCGCTACCCTGGCAATAAAGATGCGATCATGAATATCGATTTCAATAGCGTCGCTACTGATTGTGATACTAAAACTATCTCCCTGCTGGAAGCGATTAACATCTTAGGTATTAATATTCTTAACGAAACTGACGGAAAGAAAACTGATAGCAGTAAGATTTCTATGTTATCAGGCATTATCTGTGACTTAGCGGAACTTGCAATTGCCACCAACAAAATATCTCAATCCGCTGCTTATTCTTCAGGTTATAAGGATGCAGAAAATGTCTGATATCACATTGCAAAAAGCGGCAACTAAGGCTTACCAGGCTGAGATTGTTGCGAGGATGCTTGAGAACTATCCTCATAAAATGACCGACTCAGAGGTGGAATCCGTCGCATCAATTTTGGTAGATCTCATTAGTCCGGTGGCTGCTTACCTTATTGAGGAAGAGTCCAAAAACCCTGCTTAAAAATAAATTAGTCATTTTAATTACAGGAATAATTCTGGGGATTCCTGTAATCAAATTAAGGTGAATCATGATTAATCCACAAGCATTTAAAACAGCAAAATTATTAGCATCATCAGGTTACTGGAACATAGCTTTACTTTTCCTTCGTAAGGCATATGGGAGATGAATATGGATAATGTAATAAACACATATCGCCGCCGAATCATGAAGGCCGCATTAATACGCCACCAACGTAAAACAGGTAGTACCTGCATTATTATCCATCTCCCTAAAGGTGGAATTAGCACAATTGAGTTAACAGAAATTTTACTGGATGGGCTGTTACGTAAATTCGAACGACTTGCAATCAGTGAATATGGAAATATCGAAGGCGTAAAAGCTATTAAGGGAATCTACAGAAGCTCTGTAGATGTAAATGGCTGCGGTGAATTTCTGACAGAAAGCGGGAAGGAGTTAATCGACAAGCTTATTTCTGAGCTGGTGGAGTTCGTCAAAAACCAGAAACCAGTTACTGCGGAGACCAGCAATGGCTAATCAACAAACAATGCTCTATCAGGGTGTGCATATTCCACGGCCTGTATTGAACGTGGATCTGCATGTGCTTCCTGACTTTACCGGCCGTGTTGTTCTTTATATCGAGAACGGGAAAGTTAAATGCGACCGTCGGTTACTTGAAGAGGAACATATTTGCGCTTTAGACACTTTTATTGAAATGGCGCGTGAAATGGAGTTACGGATACAGGAGGTATCGGGTGGCACTGACAGCGATACGAATTCCTGAATGGGTTCACGGGCAGGCAGTACACATTCTTCGCCAATACAGGGCCGGGAGAATACATCCTCGCCGTATGCACAAGACAGGCTATCTGAGTCTGAAAGTTAATCTGCGCTGGCGGCTGTTGTCCCGCGATGGCGGCCAGAACTGGGCAGTAATGAGTCACGAACGATATAGCAAATTAAAGGATAGAAAATGAAAAACAACCGCACTAATTCTGCAATTGACCAGGCGATCAGAGTCTATGAGACCCCAGCTGGTCCGTTATTCGTCGCTGCCCGGCATGGCCGTATTAAAAAATGTTTTACTCGCGATACGGCGATCCGCTACCTCGCTTATTTTATGACTACCCAGGCATTCGGTATGTCAGGGTTTAAACAACGGCATCCGGAAGAAAGGATCGAGCGTAACGGTATTGAGATGTGGCAACAGGGCGAAACAACGCAAAAGTATTTGCATGCCCACCAGCGTTGCGTCCGTAGGCTGCGCCGCATCCTGAAACATAAGCGTGATGTACAAACCTGGTACGACAAATGGGAATCCATGCATAACCGCTATGTCAAAGAGGTTGATGAACTACAGGCCATCAAGCCCAAAGGGCTACTCTGACAGTTTTTTGCATACTTTGCAGCTTTCTGCGGGTGGCCGTATTTTTCGGCCAAACAACTGATATGAGTTTTGATGAAACACTGAGGTTAGCTATGAACATAGTTAAAAATACCGGGCTGAACGCTGAGCAATCTTCGAATACTTTCTCAGACAAAGATCTGGAAAGTATGGCCCACGGCAATAATCCTCAATCCAACGCTTACCGCGAACTGCTTGCCCGTCGCCATCAGCAAACAGATTTTCAGGCTGCGATCGATATTTTGCGTGAAAGAGCTGCGCGCGAACTTGATGGCGGTTTCAGGGCTCACCACAACGCTCTGATTTATGCTGCTAACGAACTGGAAAATGCTCAGGCTTTTGGGCGGGAGGGCAGACATGAGTCTTGATTGTGTACCGCTTTCTACTTACTGCCGTGACGCAGGGGAAACAGTAGAAGCCGTTAACAAACGGATACAAAGAGGGTTATGGGTGGAGGGTGTCCATGTATTAAAAGTCGATGGAGTAAAAGAACGCTGGATTGACTTAACGGAGGTTTCAAAGTGGGCAAGAAAGAACAAGGATCATTATCTCTCCCAAGAGGAGTAACCATTCGCCAGCACAAAACTGGCGATACCCTGGTGATCACATTCACGTACAAAGGGGTTCTCTGCCGGGAACCCCTTTCCAAAATGGAAACGAACGCGCGCGGTGTGAAGTATGCCGAGCGGCTGCTGGGGGAGATACAAAATCAGGTTGTCAGCGGCACATTCGACTATCCGAAATACTTTCCCAACTCCAAAAAGCTGACGCTGTTCGGTGTTGTGAAAAAAACCAAAAATATTAAGTCCTATCTTGATGAATATCTGAAAATTTGCGAAAACCGTAACCTGTCACCCTCCACTATTGGCGGTTATAAAAAATGCCTTTCGGCTCTTTCAGCTCTGCATAAACTTCATGTTTCTGAACTGACGCCCGCAGTGCTGAAAAACTGGATAGCCAGTAGAAAAACAAAACTAAAAACGATCCGGAATAACCTTTCATTTCTGCGCAGCGCTATCGATGAGGCGGTGACTGATGGCTTATTGACGATCAACCCTGTTACGCTGGTCAGTGCCAGCCGGTACCATGTGATCGACAGTTGTCCGAACGCTGATGATTATGAAGTTGATCCGTTTGCCCCAGCCGAGACCAGCGCTATTTATCAGCACTGTAAATATCAGGAGTGGGAAAATCTGTTCCGCTTCGCATTCAACACTGGCCTACGCAGCTCTGAGTTATGCGCATTGAGCTGGTCTGATATCGACTTTATCGAGAACACAGCCCACGTTCAGTCGGCAAGCGTCGTAGGGGTGATCAAAGGTACTAAAACGAAAGCCGGCACTCGTAAAGTTGAGTTGAGCAGTGAAGCCATGGAAGCATTGCTGGCCCAAAAGCAGTTTACCTTCATGAAAAATGAGTTCATTTTCAGCGACCCCAAAACGGGAGAACCCTGGGCGAACGCCGACGCAATACGCAAAAAAGCCTGGGTACCAACCCTAAAAAAAGCCGGTGTTCGTTACAGAAACCCGTACCAGACGCGTCACACTTTCGCCACCCGGCATATCAGCATGGGCGTAAACCTGTTCTGGCTGGCCGGGCAAATGGGCCATAAAGGGCCGGAAATGTTGTTCCGCCATTACGGATCTTACCTTGCAGAATATGACGGCAAAACTGCCATTATAGCCGCTCAGTAAAACGGCAAATATTGCAAAATGTTGGACAGAATCAGGACGTTACAGAGACTGTAATATGCACGTAAAATGCACTTGAGCAACTTTATGAGAGAAAATCTATTTACATTCAATATGTTACATTGTTTTCGGACACGGGTTCAACTCCCGCCAGCTCCACCACTTTTTAGTTGTTTGAAGTACAATGAAGTCTACTAAGCCCGCACAGCACAAGCTCTGCGGGCTTTTTACGTCTATTGTCGTCCAGTGAGAATTGCTGAGAACTACGAGTTATGGCACCCTGAATAGGACCCACTAAGAAGGGTCCAAAAATCGAGGGTCCCAAATGGCAAAAATCGCTAAGAAGCTCACTGACACTGAAATCAAAAGCACCAAACCTGCCGAGAAAGAGGTTAACCTTTTTGACGGCGATGGTTTGCTCCTGCGAATCGCTCCCTTGGCGAAGGGAGGGAAGAAAAATTGGTATTTCAGATATGCAGTGCCTGTGACCAAAAAGCGAACTAAGGTGAGCTTAGGAACCTATCCTCATCTTACACTTGCTAAGGCACGAGCTTTACGTGATGAATACTTGTCGTTGCTTGCAAATGGTATAGACCCACAAGTTCATAACACCCAGAAAGCCAATGCCCTAAAAGATGCAACGGAACATACATTTCAAGCAGTAGCCAAGAAGTGGCTTGATGAGAAAGTCAAAACGTCAGGCATCTCCCAGGATCATGCTAACGACATCTGGCGAAGCCTAGAAAGAAATATCTTTCCAACGTTGGGTGATACCCCCATTAAGGAGATTCGCCCTAAAATGCTTAAACAGCATTTAGACCCCATAGAAAAACGAGGTGTCCTTGAAACACTTCGCCGCATCATATCCCGCCTGAATGAAATTTTCCGCTATGCAGCAACAGAAGAACTCATAGAATTCAATCCGGCTGACAATCTTGCCCAGAGATTTAGTAAGCCGAAGAAACAGAACATGCCAGCCCTGCCCCCAACCGAACTCCCCCGCTTCCTTACAGTGTTAAACAACGCCTCAGTCCGTATGGAGACACGATTGCTGATTGAATGGCAGTTACTAACTTGGGTTCGTCCTGGTGAGGCTGTTCGCACCAGATGGGCCGATATAGATACTGACAACTCAATGTGGAACATCCCGGCGGAGTTCATGAAAATGAAGAAGCCTCACAAAGTTCCACTAAGTAAAGAAGCTTTGCGAGTCTTGGATTCAATGAAAGCCATCAGCGGGCGTAGAGAGTGGGTTTTCCCCAGTATCAAAGCTCCACTCAATCACATGCATGAACAAACAGCCAATGCGGCCATAATCCGTATGGGCTTCGGAGGTGAGCTTGTAGCTCACGGTATGCGATCCATTGCTAGAACGGCTGCTGAGGAGTCTGGCAAGTTTAGAACTGATGTCTTAGAAGCCGCCCTTGCCCACTCGAAGAAAGATGAAATAATTGCAGCCTACAATCGTGCAGAGTATCTCACTGAACGGGTGGTTCTCATGCAATGGTGGAGTGACTATGTGCAAGCTCAGAGGCTAAAATCCATTGCCGCCTAATTATATAATTATGAAATAATAAACTCTAGTCCCTACTGTGGCCTTCGCCCGAAAACAAGGTATCCATTTGATTTTTTTATAAAAAATAGAATTAATATTAAAAAAACAATAAAAATTACCTTAGAAAATCATATGCCGTCTGTTAAATTAAAAAAATAGAAATTACAATAACATAGAAAATTTAATTTTAGTGGTGCTAAATTTTCATATCTGAAAATAAGCATTCTTAAAGGTCCTTTTTTAAGAAACTTAGTTTTCATACTAATTTTGGTAGTTTTTTAATGACTATCACTTTACAAAAGAACATGTTGATTTTTATCATAAAATAATACATGCTAATTTTTAGGACTGATCTTATTGATAGTTTTAGACGATTAAAATGAGGGTCGGATGATTAACTTTCCTATTATAAAAAAATTAGATGTCGAAGGATATGCGTTATACCCAGGAAAAGACTCAAGAAGAGGTTTACACATTGATTTTTCACAACAAGGATTAACTTTAGTTCTGGGAGCAAATGGGTTAGGGAAGAGCACTCTCATTAATATACTTTTTAGAATGTTATCAGGACCATTTGACCTTGCAAAATTCGATAACACAGAAGAATTAGGGAATTTAAATATTAGCGCAGTTGAGAGAAAAGATATTAAATCATTCTTTTCTGAACGGGCGCATGATAAGGCTACTGATGCCATCGCAACATTGCTTGTTAGTTTTGGGAATACAACTCTAACAATATCAAGAAATCTTGAAAATCTATCGATTAATGAATTTAAAATTGACCAAACTGCAATGCCCTTATCAAATAGAGTTGCAGATGAAGAATTATTCCAAAAGGAAATAATATCATTAGCTAAAGTTGGAAGCTTCGGAGATTGGTTGCTGATCCTCCATTATATTGTTTTTTATCAAGATAATCGTCGAGCCTTAGTGTGGGACACAAGTGCTCAACGTGAATTATTAAGGATTCTACTTTTAAATAATCATGAGTCGATTGAATGGCAAGGCCTCACTCGTCAAGTGCTTGAGTTAGACTCCGAATTTCGAAACTTAAGGTATACAGCCAATAAACAAATAAAAAAACTTAAAGAAGATCGTTCTCCAGAAGACAAAACCGGATTGAGAAGCGAAGCCGGAGCACTAAAATCAGTTAGGGCCGAAAAAATTGACTATCTTAATAAAATAGAGAAAAGTTTATCTGGAATCAATGAAGTCAGGACAACATCACGATCATTGA